TTATGCAGTTTGCCATAAAGAATCTGCCATAGATCCAATAAGACCTATTAAAATGGAATTAGGTGAATCTTCACTTAAATCTGAATCTTGACCAAATTGTGTTTTCCATTCATTTTCTAAATCACTTATAATTTGTTCATTTGTTTTTCTAACAAAACCGTTAGTTGTAACACCGTAAGTCATGAACTAATTAAATTGAATTTCTAAATAATTAAATTTTAAAACAAAACTTCTTCAAAGTACAACCAAATTCTCGGTTATTACTGAATTGTTTATTGAAACTATATTGACCGAATATTGAACTTCACGTTCATTTTCATCATAATCAATAGAACTTTCAACTATTTCTCTAACCCCTTCTACGTCTAAAATTTGTTCTCTAAATATGCTTTCAATAATATTAAGATCTAAATTTTTGCTTCCTAATATATCTTCAAAATATGGAAGACCGTGCTCAGAGTTTAAAAACCATTCGTCTTTAAAGAATTTTAATCTCATTCTAAGTCTTTGTGCTATTTCTTCATCAGTGTTACTGCCTGAAACAATAGCTAATCTTTTATTACTAAAATAAAGATCATTGTTAGAATCTAATGCAAATGTGCTCATAATATCATAATAAATTAAGTTACAGGACCAGTATTAGAAGGGCCAGAAGTTACACCTGTGTGAGTATGATTATCATAAAGCTGATTATTTATTTTTACATCCCCGTTTAATTTTATTTCAGGAGCTTCTACTTTTATTTCAGTAGAACCGTTTAATTTTATTTCAGGAGCTTCTACTTTTATTTCAGTAGAACTATTTAATTTTATTTCAGTAGAACCTATTATATTAATAGTAGTGCTACTAATATCTATTTCTGAAGAAGGTTTTAATTTTACTTCTGAACCGTCATATTTAATAAGTAAATCAGTATTATTAGCAGCAGGAGATATTTTGCTAAAAGGATTTAATCCTAATAAAGCAATAGCATCTGTCAAATTATTTTGCCTAGGATCATCTGGAGTAACTTGTTCTCCATTTGAAAGCCACTCTTCTAAACTTTTTTCAGAAAATACTAGTAAAACTGTATCATTAATATTGACAGGAAATGTAATAGAAGCGCCACCAGAAGCAGGATGCACTACTGGAACATTATATATCGCAGGAAGCTCAATAACCTCTCCATCGTTGTATTTCTGATTTAGAGATGGTTGAACTTTTGCTTTTTGTTTTGTATAATCATATTCTAATATTTTTGCAGGCATACAAATATGCATATCAGCAATCTTATTAGCAATAATAATATTTAATAATTCTATATTTCTTATTGTCATTTTTGTATTGCTTGAATTTGACATAACCAATTACTATCTTCAGTATCACCGTTAAATTTAACTGACTTTACTAAAAATGTTCCATCTACTTCAGAACTTTGAACTTTAATTAAATTCTTTGGCTGAATAGAAGGAATAATTAAACTATTTATTTTCCATCCATCTATTAATTTATTTTCTTTAGTTTTTGTTTTTACAGATTTTTCTTTAAATCTTTTTGGCTTATCTATCAATCCTGTTCCTGGAGATAAAAACTGAGCTATTGTTTGTTTATTACTTTCATTCGGCTTAGTTATTATTAAAATATTATTTGCTATTGTCCATTGGTAACCTATTCTTGCTAAAATAATATCTAATGCAGTTCCAGGTGCTCCTATAAATGAAAAACCTTGTTTATAAATATAATTAGGAAGTAATGAATAATCGCTTTTAGCTAAATTTAATTCTCCTACAATTTTTTCTATTATTTGTTTAGTATTAGAATTTTCTGTAAATGAAAGAGATAATTTTTTACTTGTTAAAGGAATATAACCATCTTTTAAAGTTATTTTAGTAATAGTATCGAATCCATTAAAGTCATGTTCATATTCAACAACATTTCCTATAAATAAAGTGCTTAATTCTTTTCCGTCATATCCGATTTTTAATATTACAGAAACATCTTTTTGCTCTAATAAACCGATAGTTTCTTCTGATAAATTATAAATATTAACTTTTCCTGTGTTAGTTTCTTTATTATCATCCATATCTATATCAAAAGAAACTCTAACACCATCTAATAGCTTACCATCTGTTGATCCTAGCTTTTTAATTATAACTTGTGCTTTTCTTTTAAATAATCTACTCATATTATATCAATTCAATTTCTTCTTGTGTTAAATATAATAATTTAGCTTCTCCTGACGAAAAAGAATTTCTACTAATTGTAGCAGAAGCATCAGCTATTTCACAATAAAAATCGCCTGAAGGAAAATTTACATTTCTATGTGTAAATAACAAAGGATAATTTGCAACCAATTTAATATTAGAAACTAATAAATTATCATCTTCATCATATAAACTCATAGTCCAAAAACTTCCTGCAGAATTATATAAAAACAGTAGTTTAAATATTTTTGAATCCAATTCAATTATTAAAGTATGGTTTGGATTGTTTTTAATAGGAATTATTGTAGCCATAATATTTAAAATAAAGACTTAATGAATTGACCTAATGATATTTTAGATGTTGGAGCAAAATCTTTACTCTCACCAACTTGTCTACCAAAAGAACTTTCTTTTTTAGCGCTATCAGTTTTTATTCTTAAATTATCAATACTTACTAATTGACTTTCTACAATTCTAGCTTCTTTAAATGTTGCAGTAAATCTAAATGTTTCACCATCATTTGCATCATTTGGCATATCTAGATTTGTCATTACCATACTAGAATAGCTTTTAAACTTCATCACAAGAGTTATCGGCTCTTTTTCATTTTTAATTCTATATAATTCATCGTGGGCTTCTTTTAATCTATTTGGAATATTTCCTGAAGCTAAAGTTGTAATTTGTTTTATTTTAGAATTTTTTAATGAAAATTTGCTAATGATTCCTGTAATTACAATTTCTGTAGGCTCATCTTTAGCATTATCAGTATTAAATCCTCCTTCAATAGGATTGCTTGTTAAAGAAACTTTTTCAGATATATTTCTTGAGCTAACAATATCAACTTCTAATTTACCTATTTTCTGGGTAAATGGTTGTTTAAAAATTATTGCTGCTGCATTTGTAAAAAAACTCATTGTGCGCCTAATTCAATATAAGATTGCCTATTTTCCTCTTGTAATGCTTGTTTGATAGCATTCTTTATTCCAGTAGTATCTGAACCAGACATTCCAGGAGGAATATTTACCGTTAAATTATTATTTACAGTTTTTTGATTATTAGCAATAGAACTCATATTAGTTGTATTTGCCATAGAAGCTTTTGCTCCTGATGCAATATCAACTTGATCGTCACCTAATCCTACAAAATCTTTAAAAGAAGCTTTTAAATTACCTAATTTGCTAGATATATTTTCTATCTTAGCAAAAAAACCTTCTTTTAGTTTATTCCCTAATTCTACTATCCAATTATAAACAATTTTTAAATCTTCTATAAAGTCTCTTATAAAACTAGAACTAACTTTAAATGTATTATATAAAGATATAGCGACACTGTCAACTATATCCCTTACAGATTCAAATTTTGAATATAAAATTATTAGCGCAGTTATTAAAAGACCTAAAGGATTTTTAATTAATAAACCAAACAATATTCTAAATCCTAAAGCAGCTATTCCTAGTAATTTTGCTAATGTTCCTATTATTAATAATAGAGGACCTAATCCTGCGACCAATAGCCCTGTACCTAATATTACTTTTTTACCTTGTTCGTCTAATCTGGCAAAATTATTAGCAACTTTCATTAACCAATTAGCAAAACTTCCCATTTTCTGGTTAACTTTAAAAACCTCATCCATACCTCGACCTACATTTATTCTTAACATATAAAAAGCATTACTTATTCTATTAGTACTTGCCCTTATTGTTTTAGCTCCTTTTTCTATAGATTCTCCATATTTTTTATTTATTGTATCAGCAACTTTAGATAATATTTTTGAAGAAACTTCACCTTTTTCAATTAGTTTTAAAAACTCAGCAGTTCCCATATTCATGGATTCGGCAAATAAAGCAACCGCCCCTGGAACTGCATCACCTAATTGTAATTTCAATTCCTCTGACATTATCTGTCCTTTCGATTGCATTTGCTCTAACGATCTAACAACCCTTTTAGTATCGTCTTCTGTAAGACCTAAAGCGACAGATAATCCTAAGAAAGACTTTATCACTTTCCTATTAGTTTCTAAATTATCTTTTGAAGCTGCTAAATATTTAACATAAGGTTTTACAGCGCCTGTAAAAGATGAACCTAATTCTTCAGTTATATCTTTTAAATACTGAATTTCATTTGTTACTGTTTGTTGAATAGGTATGCCATCACTATATCTTTTTAAAACTGAAGTTAATGAAGCTTCTAACGATTGTATATCTGCTATAGCTTTAACAGAAGCACCTCCAAATGCAGCTAACGGAAGAGATAAAGCTAATCCGATTTCTTTTCCTAATCTAGTAAAAGATTCTCCTGTAGATTGTAAAGATCTTGTTGTACGTTTTAATTTTGAATCGATTTGATTCAATGCGTTTATTACAGGCTTTGCATTTGCCTCGAAAGTAACTATTAATTCTTTAAGACTTGTTGCCATCGTTATTATTCATTTTAATTTCTGCCTCTTTTTGCTTTTGAAATTCCAGATGATTCCTAAAATCCAAGACTGCGTTCATTTTCAAAGCATCAATAAAGTTCAGATTTTCTATTTCTGAATAAGTTATAGCTTTATCTAAAACAAGTCTCCATACTATTATTTCATCTAAAATTTCAGAATTTAAGCCTTCAATTAATTCTTTTTCATCTCGCTCAATGCTTGCTGGATGGATTCTTCCATCGGTGCTAGCATCGGGATCTTCTTTACCAGGATGGTAAGAATATTTAGAGAAAAAAAACCATTGAAGTCTAAAACCTCCATAGCTAATTCGATAGTTCCGTCTAAATTGTTTTCAAAAACTTTATTAAAATTAGTTTGATTATTTAATTCACCAACATCAATAGCAGAGCAGTTTTTAAATAATTTCATAAGTAATTCACCAGGAATTCCATAAAGTATTGTAGCAATTCCTTTTATAACTCCAGTGCTATTTTCTAAAGCAACATCAGAATCTAATTGATTTTTTACTCCATCAAATAAATCCTTTCTTAATTTAAGTGCTTCTAATGCATTAAATTGGATAATATTTATATCAAATTCACCGATTTTAATAGTTTTTGTTTTTAAAGCCATAACTTATACAATTTAATTATTAATCGTTTCCTGCCAAATTAACCAAATAATCAGATCCTGTTCTAATAGTCCATTCTCTTTGCTTTGCTTCATTTCCATAAGAAATAGTTGGATTTTTAACAATCCAAGCAGTTTTAGCTGCAACAAGACTATTACCTGATCTATCTTTAATTAACAATGGAAGAGGAGCACTTGCAACTCTGTCAGCATTGTGAAGTCCAGATAAAACTTGGTTAGTAGGAGAAGTTTGTCTTAATCTTAAAACAATAGTTAAGAAATTTGAATTATTTTTAACTCTATCAACATGGCCATCAGCACCACCCATAGAGTTAAAAGCATCATTTTCCTCTGATATTTCAACAGAATCACCATCAGCAAATCCTGTTATTTGAGCTACGCCAAATATGACACTTAGCTTTTTAAAATCGAAAGTTCCAATATTGTTTGCCATAATATTAATCTAATTAAAGTTATTAAACTGAAAGGTTACCACTTATTGCAATCTTATTAACTGCTCCAGCTAATGTTGCTGTAAATGAAACACCTGAAAATAATCTCGCCAATTTATCAGCAGATGAAATATCAGCAACATCAGGAACAGTTATTGTATATTGACCAACACCGTCAGCATCAGCTGCAATAAAGTCATTTTCTACTCCTTCGTCTAAAATTTCTCTTATTTTATTTTCAATAATATCACCACCAGCATCAGTATAAGGGATTTTTTCAACGTTAATCAAAGTTGAATATAAATTTTCTTGAAGTCTTGCTTGTAACCAGTCAGCGCCTCTAATTACGTCAATCCATTCACCTGAAGCAACTTTACCGTATCTTGTTATTGATTGTCCAGCAAAAGTTTCGTATGTATTACCATTGTTTGTAAATACAGCAGATGATTGTGATGAAAGTAAATCGTCAGCAATAATTCCTGTAAGTGACTTAAATGCCCAATTTGATGATCCTGGAGTTGTTGGTAATTGACGACCTAACCAAGCAGCATCAGCAAAATAATTAGCAGTATCACCGTTGTATATAGTAAAAGTTCTATCATAACCTAATTGTTTCAATTGATATAAAATACTTCCTGTGTCAGCTGAATCAAGATTATCGGCATCAGAACTTCTAGCAAGAAAGATTCTTTTAAGAACTTCGATTTTTCCTGCAGCACTTAAAATATCAGCTTCAACAGCAGATGTTATTGCAAGCGCATACCAAGTAGAATTGAAATCAAAACATTTTTGGATAGCGTTTGCCCAAGTTTCTGATGCAGTATATGAACCAGACCCTGTAGCAGGAGTCGCTGAAGGAGTAGAAGCAGCAGTATATTGGAAATTATCATCATCAATTTTAGTAATTTCAAATGTTCCATTATATTCAGCTTCATTAAATCCAGTAACTGTTACAGAAGCACCTGACTCTAAGTTGTGAGCAGTTTTATTAATGTTAACAATATCTCCAGAAGGATTTGTTGCAGCAGTAATAGCTGTTGAAGTAGCAACAACTTTTTTACCAATCATTATTGAAGCCGGTGTTTTTTCTTGTGAGAATGCAGCAGAAGCCATTTTATATTCTGGATCTGACGATGCAAAATCAACTGCAACTTCAGTTATATTAGCGTAACTTTTTACGCGTCTATCGAGTTTCACGCTTTCACCTAAGAACATTGGAGTTCCGAACCCTTGTTGTGTAATAGTCTTAGTTGAAAGGCTAATTGAAACATCTATTATTTGATCTAATTTATTTGACATAATTCAATTTCATTTTAATTATTAAAAAATTATTCTACCGTCATTTCAATAGTAGATGGATCCTTTTGCTGATCACCACCGAGCTCACCAGAGATTTCAATAGAATTAACTACCTGCACACTATCTTTTGTATAAGAAGAATAATTTTTAGAAATTCTAAAAATTAGTTCAGCAACCGATCTTGTTTCAAAACTTTTATTAATAGTTGTAGTTATATCCACAGGATCACTTTCAATATTAACATATGCTAATTTATTTTGACACAATAAATCTAAATTACTTGGTAATTCAAGTTTATTAATTAACTCTAATAAAATTCCCATTCCATCTTCACTTATACAAGTTAAAGATAAAACAATTTCTCTATCACCTTGAGTTTTACTTAACTCTCCAGCATTAGGTTTTGAATAGTAATCAGTTCCACCAACAAATCTAACTGATGATATTTTCATAGCAATGTAATCACCATTAGGAGTTGATGCATTTTGATCTGACCATATAACTTTTTTAGCAGTTAATGTATTTATTACTGTCGCTAATGCCGTTTTTAATCCTACTATATTTATGCTCATACTCTAACTTGATTCAGGTGGAACACTATCATTCGTTGTCCTTTTAGCAACAAATATTTTATAGTGGTTAATAACATTATTTTTCCAAGGATATATTCTAACAACTTCAAATTCATCTCCATCTATAATAACTATATCTGCATTTACTCCATTACCTTTTTCTATTCCATATAATTCTGTAGAAGTAAATATTTTTTTTGTCTCTAATTCCCTTCTGTTTTCAGGAAGTAATAACATTTCTGATCCTGTCATAGGCTGAACACTAGCAGTTATAGTAAATTCTGTATCAGGCCCGGAAACTTTAAAAAAACCCGCGGCGTCGTAATCTCCTGATGCTCTTCGTTTTACCGTCAATGTGTGTTTTCTAAAACTGCTCATTTTTTTAATATTTTAAAAGATATGCTTTTTAATAATTGCCCTGTTTCAATTAATGGATTATCAAAACCTTTATTTTTTATAGTTGATAAAGCATTTCCAGGATCTTTAAATCTAATTATTGTTTTTTTAATTTGATTTTTTTGATATAAACCTATTAATCTTAATTCTCTCGTTACATCAAATCTTCCTGACCTTATTAATTTTGGTATTTTTGAGAATTTTTTACTTATTTTTTTATAATTTTTATTAAAAGTACTTCTTAAAAATGATCTTTCAGGAATAACAATATTTCTATTTTTTCCAGCTTTTGTTGTTCCATATTCATTTACAATAGCTTTGATGAGAACATTTTCTCCTGATTCTTCAAAAACGCCTACATCAACTTTTTTAGAATTTAAATCTTGAAAACTTTTTTTATAATTATTATAACCTTTATCTATTACTTTAAACCCCATGGTTAATATAAAAATTAGGAACACGAGCTTTTAATAATCTATTGTAAGA